ATGGCCACCGGTGCCCGGCCCAGCCCGGCCAGCCTGTCGACGGTCCAGCTACGCAACCGGATGATCGTGTCCGCCCGGCGGATCATCACCGAGCACTGGCCGCGGGTGGACCGGTGCCCTGTGTGCGGTTGCGGTTGGCCGTGCCCGCCTACCGACACCGCCTACGGCTACCTGACCTCGGTCGGGCAGGGCAACTGGGCGCCACCGCAACGGACGCGGGCGCAGCGGTGAAACCGGCCGACGCGACCGTCCACCGGTGGTGGCGGGACCTGCACGAGCACCGGCAGGTCGACGGCCGCTGCCCCGTGTGCGGCACCCCGCGGCGGTGCTGGCCGTGGGCGGAGGCGTACGCCGGACTCCTCACCTATGACCTGCTCGGCCCACCCCCACCACCCCCTACGGATGTCCGGCCGGAAGGCGGCCGGCAAACGAAAGGTTGAGACCTTCTGACCCCGCAGCCTGGGGCCAGCATCACGCTGGCCCCGGGCCACCCTCGTTATCAGGGAGGCGACGTGAAACCCGCAACCGATCCGGCCGTACAGTGCCTTGGCTGCGCCCCCGGAATCGTGGTCAAAACCCACCAATGCGCCGGAGACAACGAGCTACGCCCGTCCGGCGGGTACTGCGGCTGCCGTGAGCCGGGCTGCGGGCCCGGTCAACGCGTGTCACGGCGGCCTGGTTTGACGGCCGGGCGTACGGTGCGGTAGTGACCCGCACACCGATCGTGATCACTGCTGTGGCAGTAACTGCACTGGGTGCCGGCATCACCGGCACGGCTCTCTATTTCACCGCTACCGAGGCGGACACGCCCACATCGCAGGCACCATCGGCGGAGCCGGCCGCGGACATGGTTGATCCGTACGAGGTGTACCTGGACCGGGCCCCGTCGGGACAGCCGCGGCTGTCCCGGGAGGAGGCTCAAACCCGCGCGTACCTCGGCTGTGGTCAGCCGTGGGCGCCGGGGACCGTGGACGCGGTGCTGGCCGAGGCGTACGCGGAGCTGTGCGCGGACCTCGAGGAGCACTTTTCTAACCCACCCCCTAGACTTTCTCTAGGGGGTGGGTTAGAGTTTGGGTATGACGACGTTGATTACCCGCACAGACCTGCCGGACAACCCGGAAGCCGCTTACGCGAAGGTCAGCGAGCTGCTTACCGAGCACCGCCAGGCCGAGCAACGGCTCATCGCCCTGCGTGGCCAGGTCCGCCGTGAGATCGCCGGCTCCGGACGCGGGGCCGTGGCTCGACTCGCCGCCACCACCGGAGTAAGCCACGTCGCGGCGGGGCGGGTGCTGGTGGATGACCTGGTTCGCGCGGTCCGCACGGTCGCCGAGGACACCGGGTTCGAGCGCGACGAGTACCGCGTCCGCGAGGCCGGCCAAGCATACCCACCGCGTGTATACCTCTCCATAGTCGACGATGAGGAAGACGACGGTACGGCTGGCTGGATCGGCATGATGAATGGCGCGGGCGCGCTGTTGGACGGCCTGGTCGGTGAGATGGAAGTCGACGCGGGCGGCGATGATCCGCGTCGGACGTTGGCCCGGGGTGACGAGGTCACCGTGACGTGGTACACCCCCGCGCCAGTCGGCTGATCTTGCCACATCTGGACACATCCCGGAAGCCATACAACCCCTCCCCTTGTGAAACAAGGGGAGGGGTTGTATGATGGGGTCATGACGCAGATCGGGAACGCGGGCACCGCCGAGCGGATCGCTTACTACCACCAGGGACTCGCCGACTGGGAGCCCGACGGGTGCGAGCAGATCGGCGCCGGGTCGCAGCGCACCGTCTACCTCGACCACACCACCGAGGTCGTCTACAAGATCGGCGACGCCGCCGCGAACCGGCGGGAGGTCAGCACCCTCACTGGCCTGCGCGAGCGGGGCGTCGCCCACGCCCCCGCCGCCACCCTCCACACCGTCACCATCACCGACCCGTACGACGGCGACCGGGAGGTCACGGTCGTGGCCATGCCCTGGCTGCCCGACGACGGCAGCGTGCCCGGCCCACACCCGCTGTTGGAGGGCGCGGCCGACCTCAACCCACACGGCAACGTCCACGCCAACGGCGGTCAGCTCTGGCTGATCGACGCCGGCGGCCTCTGACACCCAACCATCCAGCCCTTGGAGGACAACCATGAGCACATCCGCCGCAAGCGCCACCGGGTACAGCGTCGAGCAGCACGAGGTCGACGCTGCTGTTCGTAGCGTTCTGGCCGGCATCCTTGGTGCTGCTGCTGACCACACGGACACGCTCATCCGTTACCACGAGGTGACGCGCGCTCAGCGGCTCTGGGAGCAGGCCGCGCCGCGGATCGTGACCGCGCTGGTCGCCGAGCGCGGAGCTGCACTGCGTGCCACCGGGATGCGGCAGGCCGACCTGACCGAGCCCACCGGGCTGGGCACTCAACAACGCGTCTCGCAGATCATGCGAACCGCCGACCGGCGCGACCCGGTCGCGGTCGAGCTGGTGTCCGAGACGGGCGAGTGGCACGGGGCCGACCAGTGACGGCCGCCCATCTCGACCCGGGGCTCCGCCACGACGCCGTCCTGCTGTTCGAGGTCACCGACGGCAACCCCAACGGTGACCCGGACGCCCAGAACCAGCCCCGCACCGACGACGAGACCGGGCAGGGCCTGGTAACCGACGTGGCCATCAAACGCAAGATCCGCGACATGGTGCCGCTACTGCGAGATGACCCGCGCTACGGCATCTTTGTTCAGGCCGGACACGCCCTCCAAACCCGGTGGCAGCAGGTGCGCGAGGTCCAGCCCGCCGACCCGGTGGCCGCGGTGTGCGGCATGTACTGGGACGTGCGGATGTTCGGCGCGGTACTCACCGCCGGCAAGGGCTCCGGCTCGACCGCCATTCGCGGACCGGTGCAGTGCGGTTTCGCGCGCAGCCTGGACCCGGTGCTGCCCACCGACCACACCATCACCCGGGTTACCCAGACCCGCCAGGAAGACATCGACAAGGGGGAGCGCACGGAGATCGGGTCGAAGTGGACCGTGCCATACGGCCTGTACCGGGCCCGTCTGCACTACTCCCCAGCACAGGCCGAGAAGACCGGCGTGACCTCGGACGACCTGGCGCTGCTGTGGCAGGCCATCGAGATGATGTTCGCCGCGAACCTCTCCGCAAACGGTGGAGTGCGCGATGTCGTCGGGCTGTGGATCTTTAGCCACCCGAATGCGGTCGGCGTCGCCTCGGCCGGCGCCCTGACCGGCCGGATCCGGCACGTCCGCGCCACGGACGGGACCCCGCCGCGCGCGTGGAGCGACTACCGGCCCGAACCGAGTGCCGCCGAACTGCCCGACGGGGTAGTCCTTACGCCCCTGGTCGACGCCTGGGCGTGACCCCCCACGGAAAGACCGGCACGCGAGAAGCGCCCCCGGCCAGGGGCGCTCGTGTTGTCGGTCGGTGCCGTCCTACCGCCCCGGCACCTCATACCGGGGCGCTGCCGGCGTACCGAGCAGCACCCCCAGCCAGGGCCAGCGTGCCTCGGCCACCCTGACGAGGGCGTAGTAGCCGGCCATCGCCAGCGCGGCCACGCCCGCGGTCAGCGCGGTGGACGAGTCGCCGTCGAGGACGATCCCCGCCTGTGAGGCCAGCCACGCGAGCAGGGCGCCGACGGCGGCGGGGACGGCGGTGCGGATGAGGGAGATCAGGTAGTCGTGCGTCATCGGGGTGCCTCCTGGGTGCGGTTGGGGGTGGTGTCGGCGCCAGTGGCGTGGGCGATTCGGTCCACCTGGTCCTTGATCGAGCTGCCGCCGTTGGGGCGCAGCTCCTCCAGGGCGTCCAGGCGGCCCTCGATCCGGCCCACCCGGGCCATGAGTCCGGGGCGGCCGTCGGGCAGGCCGGGCCGGGGTGGTTCGCCGAGCATGTCGTCGACAAGCCGGGACACCTTGCGGCCGGTGGTCAGCGTGCCGCGGCCGGCGCGGCGGAGTACCTCGGCGGCGGCGCCGACGGCGGCGATCACCGCCGAGATGTAGAGCAGTGTCTCCACCGCGGACTCCTGATGTGCTCAGCCGGTCAGGTGATTGGGTTGCGGTAGGCGGCATCCCAGGTCTTGCGGCCCAGCAGCCCATCGCGGGTGAGGCCCTGGTCGGCCTGGAACGCCTTGATGAGCTCCCGGTACTCCGGCCCGTAGAGCCCGTCGTTGCCGGCCTGGCGCAGGTAGCGGCGGCCCTTGCCGGCGGGCCAGCCCCGGCGGACCAGTTGGGTTGTCCACACGGTCAGCCACTGCCGGTCCGTCCGGGCCCCGAATTTCCGGCGGTAGTAGCCGGAAACCGACCGGCTGCCCCCGCTGCGGTGGCCGAAGTAGTAGCCGCCTGGCAGGGGGAACGCCACCACCGGGCCGGGAGCCGGCCGCACTGGCGCCGGGGCCGGTGCCGGCACGCCGAGCTGGTCGAGCCGCCAGTCCGTGCCCCGCACCGTGTCCGCGGCCTGGGTGAAGTCAGAATTCACGTGGCAGTGGCTCGTGTGCCGGTTCGAGCCGGTGTAGGTGTGGGTGGCGAAATTGTGGCGGCGATGCCAGATCCGGCCTTGGTAGATGATGTACCGCACCCACCACAGGGCACCGGAGCGGGCGAGGGTCACCCACAGCTGCACGACCTGTTCCATCGTGACCCCGTCCGGGTCGCGGAGGTCGGCGTCGAAGTCCCGGGCCCGTACCTCGTCGAGCTGGTCGCCGTCGCGATACTCCGGCCGACCGGTCCGGTCCGGGTTGTGGCTCGACGGAGAGCCCTGGTGAGAGGTATCGCCGATTGAGCCGTCCGACCTGGTGTCCCGATCGGGGAACCGCCGGTTGAGTTGATCGCGGGCCTCATTCAGGTTCGGTACTACGGTCCATGCCATCGGTGCTCACCTCCACAACTGGCCAGTCAGTCTCGGCAGGGTCCGACCACGGGTCGGGGATCTGCTCGCCGATGTGCTGTTCCGGTTCCTCATCCGGGACCGGGTGTGGAATCACAGTCATTACTCACCTTCAGTTAATGTAGGTTGCGGTCAGACGCAGGTTTGTGCCCGCCTCGATATCGCCGACGGCGGCGCGTGCTTCCACGACCCCGTTGGACGCGTGAATGATGCCCGTGACGGTGTAATAGCCGTTATCGCCAGCCCACATGACCGACTGTCCGGTCGGCCCCCACCCTGCCGGCAGTGTTCCCAACTCGCGGTCCGGCAGATTCCCGGACCCGCTTAGATTGCCTGCGGTGTCGAAACTCAAATGTACGATGAGTACGCAGACTCCGGCGGTCCGACGGAGTTGGAAATTCAGTAGGGTTAGATCGACGCCGACGACAAACCCGGTTGTTGTCTCGTCATAATGACGCCCGTTTAGTCGGGCCGGCGTTAGTAGCTGGCCAGACGTTATTAGCTCAGGCATTTCTCCCCTCTCTTGTTAGAGCGGTGTGACGGCCGGCGCCCAGACCTGCACCGAGGTCCCGTCCGGCCACGCCCTACTCACCCCGTTGACGGCCCGCGCGGACAGAGTCACCGTCTGCGTGAGTCCGGTGCCGGTGATCCCGGTCGCGGTCACACGCTCCCCGCCGACCCGGAGATCCATCGGAAAGTCCGCGGGGTCGACACTCCAGGGCCCATTTGCGGTATTCGAGGTCAGAGTGAGGGAGAGCGCGGAGGCGTCCACGGCGGCGATGGTGGAGCCATCCGCCGCGACCCGTTGCGGGCCGTCAACAGTGGCCACGTCCCACGGCGTGGCAGGCTCACCCTCCCACGTGATCCGCCACTCCTGTTCGCCGATGTGCTCCGTGTACCCGGTGACCAGCAGGCGTAGCCGGGGCAGGTCGGCGGCCAGCCAGTCGGGCAGGCCGCCGACATCGAGGACATCACCGGCATCAACGGCCAGCGCTGCATCGAGTAGGGCCGGGTCGGCCTGCCATCCCGGTGCGGCGAGCTGGACGGTGACCCCCGATACGCGCGGCTCGTCCACCGTGCCGAGGTGCAGCGTCCACCCGGCGTGGTCGGCGAGCAGGTCGTCTGACATCAGGAGCAGGGTGCGCTGGTGCTGGTAGACGCCCACCCCGTCTGGCGGTGGCAGGGCGGCCAGCGGTCCGGCCATCTGTATGGCTCGGGCCGACCCACCATCGCGACGCTGGACGGTGATGTCGTTACGGACAAGATCATCATCATCGACCGGCGCCACGGGCGGGACCAGCAGCCCGGCACTGTAGTCCAGCGTCAGCGGCACCTGGTTGTAGAGGCTGGCCCGGCGTCGGTACAGCAGATCCGCGGAATCCCGCGACTCCAACAGCATCCCGCCGTCGACCTCAATCGCGGCGGCGATCACCTCGGCGGCGGTGCCGACCTGTTGCACACCCATCCGCGTCGGATGCGCATCTGAGGCGTCCGACAGGTGCACAGTGACGCCGGCCGCGGCGGCGGCCCGGACGATGCGGTCGGCGGCGTCCTCACGCTCGTGCCCCCGTACATGTGCACGCACGAGTGCGCCGTACGGGTCGCGCACAGACCATGCCGGCAGCACCGGCGGCGGCCCAGACGCCCACAGCGCGAGGTGGCCTACAGGGAATATCGAGTCAGACGTGACCCCGCCCGGATTAACCGAGACCGATGTCACAGCTCCCAGTGTCCCGAAAACCGAGCCGGAGTATCGAGGGGTCTCGTTGTCGTCGTACACCTCCAGGTGGACGATGCCGCCTACCTCGCTGAGGCAAATTGACAGCTCCTTGAAACTGGACGAGTAACCGAACATTTCGGCTACTATCCACTCCGCCCCATTGGTATCGATGGCAACCCATTGTGTGCGGGTCGGAATTGCCGTGATGCGCATTTGCCAGCGGGTCAGCGTGCCGCCCTGGGTCGTCCACTCCAGCAGCACATAATCCACATCCGGCAAAGAGTTTGCCAACAGTGTTTGCCATATCACATGCAAGGTGTGCGCCTTCGCGGCACCCGTAGCCGCGGTTGCCTCAACGGGCACCTGCGCCGACAGCGACCCACCAGCGGCCAGATCCGCCAACGCCGCGACAGCCCACGAAAGGACGAAGGAAAAATTGGTTGATGTAACTCGTCGATTCTCCAGCGGCCGAAACTCAACCTCCCCTGTCACGGTCATTGGCGGTGCCGTGGACACCGCCGCGCCGGCCGACTCCGCCAGCTCCCCGTCCTCCAACGGCCAATACGCGACTGGACTGGGACTGGTGGCCTCGACGGCGTGGCGCACCGCCGACCATGAGGGCGACGCGCTCCGACCCCAGCGGCGCAGCAGGCCCGCGCACTCCAGGTCCACCCACCGCGCCGCGCCGGTGGGTGACCAACCGCGCGACCACGACGACACCTCGCCGGTGAATCGGCCCACCAACGGGCCACCTGCCCGACCAGCGGCCACCCGGATCGGAGTGTTGCGTCCCAGATGCGGGTGCAGGTCGGAGGCTGGGTTGTGCCATGAGTACCGGCCGGCGCCGTTGTCGAGGCGCAGCCGCAGCGTGGTGTGGTCCGCGTGGTGGCCCGGCCGGCGGACACCGCGTCGCACCGTCACCCCTTGCTCCGCCCGCACATCGGCGGTGATGTCGACCCATCCCTGCGGGCCGCACCACACCTCCACCCTGTAGGCGAATAGCCTATTCATCGGCTCAGCACCGCTTGGACGTTGCCGCCCCGCACACTGATCGCCAGGCGCAGTATCTCTACCAGCAGGTCATCCAGCCGCGCCCCGGCGGAGTCGAGGGTAATCGTGACCCCGCCCCCGCCGGACCGGCCCGGCGGCAGCACCCGCTCACCCGCAAGCGCCATGATCGGCACCTGCGCGCCGGGCGATCCGGGGACCACACCACCGGTATGGAATGTGGGCAGCCGCGGCGCCGAAACACCCCGGCCACCGATACCCGGCACCCACCCGGGCACCGACCACGACAGCCGACCAACCGTGCTATTCCAGGCCCGCGAAACGGCGTTGAACCCGGCCCGGAACGGGGCGGAAATCAGGTCACCGATACGGGAGAAGGCATTGCCGATCTTTCTGGGAAGGCCAGTAATCCAGCCGAAAGCGCTGCTGGAGAACCGTTTCACGGCCGCCCATCCAGCCTTCACCGGGTCACCGATCTTGCCCCATACGGCCCGCCATAGATCCTGGAACCAGGTTGTCTTAGTGGCGATCAACACCACGGCGGCGACCAGGGCTCCGATAGCGACAACCACCAAACCAATCGGATTCGCGGTCATCGCCGCGTTGAGTAGCCACTGCGCCCCCGCCCACACTTTCGACCCAAACGCGGCAACCTTTTGTGCTGCTGCTGCTGCGAGGGTTCCGGCCCGCGTAGCTCGCAGCCAGCGCACACCGGATTTCATGGCCGGAATCAGGAAGTTGTAGAGGCCGGACGCCAGATCGCCGATGGCGAAACCCATCAACAGTAGGGCCTCGAAACCAATACCGTCCTGGGCAACGCGCACGCCCTCCATGCCGTCCTGAACACCCGTCAGCGTGTCGCGGAATCCCATTGCGCGGGTGTCGACGTCATCGGCGGCCTGGCCGACGCGATCGAATCCATCGGCGGATGCCCGGACATCGCGGTCCATTGACCGGGCGGCGGAACCAACCCGGTCGAATGCGGATTCGAGCTGCGTCGAATCCCCGGCGAAGGTAAGGGTGACGTTATTTCCGGCCATCAGTCGACCTCCACCCCAGCCCGCTGGGCTGCGTCCAGTAGCGCCCGCTCGGTGATCCGCCGCACCTCGTCACTCTTTGCGCTGTATCCGGCCCACAGGTAGCGGCCCTCCCTGCGGAATGGGCGGCGAATAGCACGGCCGCGTCCGGTCCGCCCGCCGAAATCCAACCATGGGTAGTACGGCGCCCTTGCGCCCCCGGCGCGCACCCGAACCGCCTTACCGGTTGAGGCGACCCGCAGGGACCGAGCTGCCCGTCCGGACCGGCGCGGCACCCGAGGACGCGCCCAATCCACGACGACCTGGGCGGCGTCGTTCATGGCCACCCGCAACGCTTTCGGCGCGTCGGCATCGAGCTTGCGAAGGCTGCGGGTGAACGCTGCAAGTCCGTCGATCTTGATCGGGTCAATCACCGTCGCCCACCCCCTTCTGCTTTCAGCCGTTCCAGTTCCTGGCGCTGCGCTTTACGGGCGTAGTAAACGCCCCATTGCACAAATTCGTAGTTACTCATTCCCGCGCGCAACTCGGCGACCGTGCGGCCCAACTTCTGCGCGAGAAAGAACTCAAACTCAGTCTCCGGACTTGCTTCGAAAGTTGGACATCGCCTCTTTTTGTGATGTGTCGAGCATCCCGGATAGCTCCTGCACTTTATGGACGATCGGGTCCATCTCTCCAGCCGGAGCTACCTTCTGCCAGCGGCCTACCTCAGCCTCGGTCAACGGCGGGTCCACCATCGCGGCTGCCAGCATCTTTCTTTCCAGGGTCAGCACGCGGGGACCATCCAGGTGTTCGGTGTCGGTGGCCTTGCGCACCAGGTAAATCTCCGCGCGGCTCAACGTCCGCACCCGCACAGTCCCCACGCCGGGAATCGCCACGTCCGCCACCTCGTTCAGACGCGGCGTCAGTAGGACATCTTTATCTACCATCTGTTCAGCGTCCATTGATGCCTCCTTACGCCTGGGTCGAGTGGGTGACGTCGCCGGAATGCTGCAGCTTGCACGTCCACATCACGTATTCGGCCGCCGCGTGGGTCTCTTTGTACTCGCCGACAACAACATCCACGGACCTTTCGGGTAGGCCAGGGCCGGTACCTTCTGGCCTGTACACCAGAGTTGCATTCTGACCCTCAAGGGGCCTTAACACAGCCTCCGGACCCGTTCCGGCGGCGTCGTCGTACACGCCAGACAGGTCGGTGGAGCCGTCGCCGAGTCCACCCCGATAGACGTTGTTCTTCTTGCCGTAGGTGGTGAGTTTGCGGACATCGGTGGATCTTGTCCAGTCCGAATCGTTAACGAACGTCGACAGGTCATTACCCGCCAGTGATACGTAGGTGTGTTTGCTGTGCACTTCGGCCATGTCAGCTCCTGCCGGTGATTTCGAGTACCTTCATGTCTCCGGCGCCGGTCGGCATCAGGGCAGGCTCGGCCGTCTCCGGCCAGATCGGGCCAGCCTGGAGCGCAGCGACGATCGCGTCGAAGTGGGCGTCGAGCCACACAGAGGCTTGACGCTCCCCTTGAGGGAGGAACACCACCACCGTCCAGGTGGGCCGCCAGATCATGTCGGCCTGCCGGTCGAGGGTGGGCAAGGTCGGCCACCCGTCGCCCGGCCGTTGTGCCTTCGGCCGGAACTCGTGGCCGGTCACGTCGGGGACTGTCGACAGGGCAACCGCGATTGCTGCCCGGTCGGTAGCAAGGCTGGTCATCCCACCACCAGCTTCCGGTGAGGTGCCTCCAGGCGGCGGACCTCGGGGTCCCGGCCGGGTAGCAGCATCGCCCCGGCCTCGGCGTCGCCCTGGTGCACGGCCAGCGGCAACTGCCGCAGCTCCAGGTTGCGTATGACCCGCCGGAGCAGCGCTTGCCGTAGGTCCGCCGGATACGTCGCCCGGACCCGGCACACCGACCTCTGGGCGGCGGCTTCGGCGTCCAGGGCGTCCTGGATCTCGTCGTCGGTGTGGCTGGTGGAGCCGAGGTAGGCCACGACATCCGGGACCGCCGGCATACCCGTGCCGGCGGTGACCTCCAGGGCGTACGCCGCGAGGTCGGCCACGTCGTCACCGGTGGCGGCGCGGGCCACATGCCGGCCCGGCATGCTCGGCGTGTAGGTGGCCCGGTACCGGCCGAGGGTCACGGTCTCCACTGTCGGGGTGGCGGTGCTGTCGTCGGGCAGGGTGACCGTGACGACCGGCGCCGTGGCGACGGCAGCGCCGTCGAGGTCGGTCACGCACACCTCGATGCGCCACTGCCCGCCGACGGGCAGCAGTGTTGACGGCGGGGACACGGCGCGGATCGTCACGGGGCCACCCTCAGCTTTCGGATTCGCGGATCCAGCCGCGGTCGGTGAGTACCCATCCGCCGGCGCGTCGGGTGTAGTCGCTGGTCTGCGCGGCGGTAGCCGCGTCAGTGGGGCTGCCGGTGGGTGTGGGGTGGGCTGGCGCACTGGTGGGTTGCGCCAGCTTTCCCGGGGTCCGCTTCTGGCTGGCCACGGTCAGGCCCCTACGGTGTGTCGGACCGCGGCTACCCCAACCGGCCGGATGAGGCGGGTGGCGAAGTAGCCGAACAGCGCCAGTTCGATGTTGGCCGGGCCGGACTTCTCCTCGAACCGGAAGGTGAGAAGCGGGGACTCCCACGCCCACACGTCGGCGGAGTTGAAGATCAGCAGGTCTGCGTCTCCGGCGGCGTTGCCCGACATGGACCAGGTGGGCATGGCGGCGAGGCCGTCGAGGAACCAGCCCTGCGTGACGGCGTTGCCGACGCCGTAGCCGTTCTGCGCGCCTACCGACGGCAGAAGCGGACGGCCGTCGGCGCCGACGGCGGTGGCCATCGCCGAGGTGCCTTCCTGCGACAGGTGCATCCGGTTCGGGGCGCCGAAGCGGCGGAACGGGTACAGCGCCAGCGCTGCCCGGGCGGCGGCGATCAGCGTGTCTCCGCCGAACGTGCCCGCTGCGGCCGACCCGCCGGTCGATGTGGACACCTGCGCGCCGGATGGCACGAACCCGTCGGTGATGGTGCCGCCCTGCCCGTTGGCGCCGTTGAGTTCGGCGTACACCTTCGCTTCGGTGTTCTGCGCGTACGCCTCCCGCATCGCTCCGAACGCGATGGCGTCGATGGCGGGGTTGCTGCTGTCGACGATTTCCCGGGTCAGCGTGAACTTCCCGGACACACCGGATGGGGTGACGGTCACGGTGCCCAGGGTCAGGTCACCGTCGGCCGGGTTGGTGCCCTCCACATGGTTGGAGGCGGCGCCGGTCGCCGAGGTGAACCGGGGGATGGTGAACGGGGTCGCGTCGGTCAGGGCGCCTCTCGATACCGCCTCCACCAGGGGGCGGCCCTGAAGCAGCTGCGACACGTACAGGTCCGGTCGGTAGCCGGGTGGGATGATCGCCGAGTTACCCGCCGTGGTCTCGGCGGCGAATGCCAGATCGGGCCGGCGGGCGAACATCGTCATGATTTCCTGCTGCTGCTGGCCGAACTTGCGTAGCCGCTGCCGGGCGTCGTCGTTGCCCTCCACGCGGGCGTGCCAGGCATCGCGTACCAGGGACGGGCCGCGGCCGGCGAAGCTGTACACGGGCGGTTCGGATACGACCTGGGCGCGGCCGGCGGGTACCGGGCGCTGCGCCTCGACACCATGCTGCGGCAGCGGTAGGCGCTCGAACGCGGCGGTCACCGCGGCGGTTACCGCCTCGCCCTGGGCGGCGGCGAGGGTGGCCATCTGGTCGTCGGTCATCGCGTAGGTCTGGCTGGTTCCGACCGCCGTAGCGGCCTCGTCGGCGGTCGTGGTGGTCACGGTGTCTCCGTCTCGGGATGCTGCGACGCGCGTTACTCGCGCGTCGTCGAACGCGGGCATCGGCGTCAGCGCCACTGCCCGTAGGGATGCCTGGCGGGCCACCCGCACGGATTCGTCTACCGGGTCCGGCTGCCAGGCATCGCCGTCACCGTCGAAGTCGATCTCGATGGAGAAGCCGTCGTAGACGCCGTCCTCGGCGAGGGCGAGGGCTCGATCGCCCTCGGCTCCCCGGGCGAGTTTGAACGTGACGTCAAGACCTGCCGAGGTCTGCTGGAGACGGACTGCGCGCCCGAGCGTCTGCAACCGGTCGTGATCGAGGTTCAACTTCACCCGGCTCTCGCTGCCCCATTGCAGCGAGCCTTCCGGGAACGTCCACCGCGCGAATCCGGACCGGGCGACCCGGCCCCACGGCACGGCCAACCCGGAAATCGTGCGCTTGTCCGGGTCCACCCGAAACGACGCAGCGACCTCGGGATCGGCGAACGCGATCCGCGCTCCGGCCGGTCCGTCGAAGGCGTACCGGTTAACGAAGGGCTCATCCGACGACATCGCGGGTGTCTCCTGAGGCTGTGACGGTACGGGCGGCGGGTCGGCCACGGGCGGGACAGCGGGGGGCTGCTGGCGGGTGGACTTCCGTACCCGGTTGAGGGGGATGTCCTCCAGGTCGGCGATCCGCTCGTCGTCGTACGCGCCCACCTGGCGGCCGACCTTGTACGTCTCCATCCGCGTCTTCGTGTCCGGACGCAGGAAACCGCCGAAGTCGATCCGGGCGGCGTAGCCGCGTGGGAGGACGTCGCGCATCGACAGCCGGTCCTGAACCGCTGACACGTACGGGCCGAGGCTGGTATTCAGCAGCGCCTGCCACCGCTGCTCCTGGTTGGCGTACGTGCGGGACGTGACCGAGACTTGCAGGTCCTCGGCGTCGAGCCCCGTCGCCCGCGCGATCTCCAACACCGCGTGTTGGCGCTGCGACGCCAGCTGCAACTGCTCCGGGGACCACTGCATGGTGTGCGCGGTCAACGCGGCCGGCACATACCCCCACGCCCGCCGTGACCGCGCCGCCTCCCAGTCGTCGAGCATGTCGGCGATGTCGTCGTCGTCGGCCGGGTCTACGCCGTCGGCCGGCGAGAAATAGCCCAGCGGCAGCGGATCCTTCGTGTACAGGGCGGCGGCCTGGTCCAGCAGTAGGCACGTGCGGATCGGCCGCGCCGCGTGCACCAACAACGCCGGGTTCGGCGAGTCGAACCGGATCACCTGCCGGTCGGTGACCGGCACACCGTCGATGAACACCTGCCCATCCGGCGGGAACGGCTGATCCGGGCTGATCCGCGATTGGGAAGGCGTCGTGCCGCCGGCCGCCACGTGCACACTGTCGACCGGAACGTGCCGGGCCTCGACCGGGTAGCCATGCCACCCGAACCGGGTCACCCGCCACCACGAGACGCCCTCGAACAGCAGATCCTCCAGCGTCGCCGCGAACAGCACCGAGTTAGCGAGATCCGGATCGACGTTGCCGCTGGGTAGGTAGGTGACATCAGAGACCACCCGCCGATCCGGTCCGTGCACCCGCACCGGCAGCGTCGCCAGGGAGCCGCAGATCAGGTTCCGGGCCCGCAGCACCGCGGTTACCTGCAATGCCTCCCGGCGGGCGATGCGCGGCGCTACACCATCGGCGACAGTCAGTCCGGTGATCTCACGTGGGGCGTCCAGGCTGAACGCGTACAGGGGCCGGCTCGGCGGGGGCGACTTCTTCGCCGGTTTCCGAAACGGCAGCCACTTCACATACGAACTCTAACACCCGAATTCTAGTTCGCCTATTCGGTCTGCTGCCGCTCCTGCCTCCCCCGCCGGCCACCCCCGACGACCACCCTCGGCTTCCCCGCCGGAACCGGTGCCGTGCGCGCCAGATGCACCGCCCCCGCCACCGCATACACCGCATCCACCGGCTGATCCCCGGCCCGGCCGAACACCCACGCATCACCGCGCGTCAGCCGCTCCGCCGCCCCGATCTGCGCGTCCAACATCAATTGCCCTGAATGCGCCAAACTGCCCGCGGTGATCTCCTTGGCTAGGCCCATGCACACCGCGGTTGTCTCACCGCGGATCTCCGCCACCGCAACACCGCGCGGTGGCCACCCCCGCACACCGTGCTGGCGCCGGTCCGCGAGCTTCGCCGCCACGGCCGCCGCCGGGCCGGCCGGGAACCACCCGAGCGTCGTCGGCCGGACCCGCAGCACCCAGCCGGGCAACTCCCGCTCCAGCTGGGACGCGGCGTCCGGGCCCGACCACTCATGCACCGTCTCCACCCGTACCCGACCATCGCCCAACACCACCGCCACCGCGAGAGTCGCGTGACCCCCATCCGGCGACAAATCCACACACGCCGCCAAGCGCTGCCGCTGCGCCACGTCCACCGGCGCCGGATCCAGACACGCCACCCACGTGTGCGGGTCGATCGCCGGGTTCAGCCGCTGCACCCGGACACACATGCGCTCGGTCTTGAAACTGGCCAGGGCCTCACCGCCGAGCTTCTTCGCCGTCCGCGCCCCATCCAGTAACACGTCGAGATCCAGCCCATATCCGACCGACGGATTCGCCTGCAACAGCGCGTTCACGTCCTCCGGGTCGGCGTCCGCGGGCGCGCTCCACTCCAACAACACCAACCGCGACCGCGTGTCGGCAGCCTCGATCGCGTCCAGGGCATCCGCGCGGAGATCGTTCAACACCACCGACCGGTCATCGCCGGCGTTCGTCATCGCCCACAACTGCGCATCCCACGGCGACGCCGCCGGCTCGATCGCCGCCCACGCCGAGTAGTCGTGATGCTGGCGCAGCTCATCCAGGATGCCGCGATGCACGGTCAGCGACCGGCCGCCCTCTTCATTCGACGCCGCGATCTTGTACCGGGCGTCCTCCACCGTCCATGACTCCTGCTCCCCGTTCGTCTCCCGCTTCCACCTCGGCCGGGGCATCAACGCGGCCAGCTCCGGATGACGGGCCGCGGCCCGCTCGGCGAGCTTCACCGCCTTCTTCCACGACTCGCGCGCGTAATCCAACTTCGTCGAGGTGCCCAAAATCAGCGGCACGGCCTCCACGAACTGCCAGTACAGCGACAGCATCACCGGCAACTCCGTCTTGCCGTTCTGCCGACTCGCCAGCAGCAGCACCACCCGGCCGCGAGGACGCCCGTCCGGCAGCAGCTCCCCGCCGTGGATCGCCGCCCACCGCTGCCACGGACGCGGCGGCCGGTCCAACACGGCCGCCGCGAACTCCACCACGTCGAACCCATACGACGTGTCCGGCGTCAACGCGCACCCGCACCCACACGGCCCCGGCCGCCCCGACACCAACGGCGGCGTCCACAACCGCGGCACGGTGCTACCGAGCACGCTGCTCACGTCGCGCTCGGAGCTCGTCAAGTTTGCCGGCAACAGCGCTGCCACCCCGGGCACCTCCCTTCACACCCCGACCGGCCGGCGTCAACCCGAGAGCCGTCAACGCGGACAGCAGCTTCGGCCCCAGATCCGACAACACCTCCAGGTCGTCCTGGTGGGCGTCGATCGCCACCGCGTACCGCCGGACCAACGCCGCACCCGCCCCGTCAGACGGCTGCAACGCCGCCTCACGCAACGCCTTACCGACAGCCCGACTCAGCGGCCCCTGACCAGACACGGACAACCTCCAGATCACTCGGGGAGAGAGAAAAACCATGGCGGCGGGTGTTGGCGCCACCCCCACCTCGGAAAAAACCGCAGGCCCTTTCACCATTTCGTCACCGGCTTGTTCGGCGGGTCCGCGTGTGCTGTCGGGTCTCCGATGTGCAGGTTGCAGGGCCGGCAGGCGGCCACGATGTGGCGCGGGTCGTCGCCGGTGACGGCCCGGCCGTGGGTGTGGTGGGCGTGTCCGGCGTCCGGCCCGCCTGGCAGGGCCAGCCCGGTGCAGGTGTGCTGGCCGGGCACCTTGTCGCACCAGCCGTCGGTGTGGGCCCTGCACCGGTGGCCGTCTCGGGCGAGGACGTGGGCGCGGGTGCGCCTCCAGGCGCTGGTGCTGCCGCCCCGCCAGCTGCTACTCACGGCGCGGCGGTAATGAGGGTGACGAGGTGTCGGGCGAGGCCGTCGTGCTCGTCAGTGACAGCCGTGGCGTAGTAGGCGTCCCAGCGGTCGTACCAGCCCTCCAGGAGGTCGCGAATGGCTGCCCAGCGTTCGTCGGCGGTGCGCGCGTCACGCCACGCTTTGGTGGAGTAGTCGAGGAACGACTGCATCTCGGTCGGGGCACCCTGCGCGCCGCCGGGCCGGGAACCGGTGCGGGTGGCGTATCGCGCCTGTACCTCGTCGAGCTGGTCGACTACGTCGTCGAGGGTGCCGATTAGGTCGCGGGCGGTGGCGAGGGTGGCGCGGGCCTGGTCCCGCTCTGCGGCGAGCTGGTCGACCAACTCGGCGGCGGTGGCGAGGGGGTTGTGGCAGCCGGCGCGGTTGAGGGCGGCCCACACGTGGGTGAGGGTTTCGAGTGCCTGCTGGCAGTCGTCGGGGGCGGTGGTGGTGGCGTGGTGGTCGTGGCGGCATTCGCCATGGATGGGTAGGCGGATGGGTTCAGGCATCGGTGGCTCCGTTGGGGATGTAGCCGGCGTCGGCGAGTAGACGTACAGCGGTGGCGCCGTCGAGGAGGACGTAGGCGTGGGCGGGGCTGGTTTTGCCGCGCCGTTTGATCCAGGCAAGGCCGATTCGGGCGCCGTCGTTAGCGGTTTCGGTGGTGGTTTCGTCGGCATAGGCGGCGAGGGTGACGGCTTTCTCGTTTTTGCATTCGATGACGACGCCGGGGATTCCGGCGATGTCGCCTCGGTCGTTTGCGCCGTTGAGGGTGCGGCGTTCGGCGTGGGGTGCGCCGTTTTCGCGGAGGTAGGTTACTACTGCGGTTTCCCAGGCGGTTCCTTTTCGTTTGCTGGCGCTCATTAGAACGGGATCACCTCTTCTGCTGTTTCGGTGGTGTCGCCGGTGGTGGTGGCGTGGTGTTCGGCGGGGGTAGGGGTCCCGCAGTGGTGTTCTGGGAGTACGGGGCCGCGGTTGGCGCTTTTGATGCGTTCTTGGTCGAGGTGGATGAGGCCGGTTCGGGTGAGTCGGTAGACGGTTCGGGTGGTGAGGATGGCGGCGATGATGCCGGCCCGGTTGAGGGGTGTGGGGTCGGCTCGTGTGTGGAGTCCTTCGGCCCAGCCGGTGAGGACGACGGTGCGGCAGCGGTGGCAGGTGTGGACCTTGACGGGGGTGGTGTGGAGGTGGCTCATGGCGTTCTGCCGCCTTGGCCGTGGCAGTGGGGGCACTGGCGTAGCCGTCCGGGGCCGTGTCGGTGGTAGCGGCTGCCGCATCGGGGGCAGGTGCCCCAGTCGCCCTGTGAGTGGGTGTGGCGGTGGCAGGGGCAGCCGGTGGTGGCGGGGGCGGCGAAGGTGGCGACCGCGCGGTCACTGTTTTTTGATCTTTGTTCGCTGCGAACCGAACCGCGCGCTTCCATATAAGCGCGGTCGCGCGGTTGCGGAACCGCGCGGTCGCGGGGTTCCGCGCGGTCCGCGCGGTCGGCTTCTAGGTAGTGCGCTGTGTCCCGATTGTTGACTCTTTCTTGCCTTATAGCCCCTATCTGCACTGCGTACCGGATCGCGGCGCGGGCATCGTCCCGGACGACGCCGTGCTTCTCCTCCAACCCGGCCACGATCTTGGTTTGGCTCAGGCCCGGGTTCACGGTCACGTAGTCGACAGCCAGGTCGAGGTAGCGCGCGTCTTTCACCTCCTTGCGGGACCCACCTCCGGTGACCGTCAGGCGCCGACTGGCGGCCGTGAACTCCAGCTGCGTCTCGGGTAGCTCGACGTCACGGCCAACGGCGGTCAGGTAGCGGGCCGGGTCGGGGTTGTCGCGGTCTTCGTCGGCGCGCACGAGCCGCCATTCGGCGTCGGGCCAGTCCCGCAGCCGGGATGCTCCCCGCCCCCGTTCTCCGTTGTGGCCCATGTGGTGAACCACCAGCGCCTCTTCTACGTCAGCCTCTTTGAGAAGGGCTTCAAAGGCGACGAGGAAACGACCGACATCGCGGTTGTCTTTCTCGTCGAGGCCGAACGCGGCGAGTACCGGACCGAGGCAGTCAAGAATGACTGTCCGACCGGAAACCGACCGGATGCGTCCCCCCCATTCATTGCGACGCTGTTCATCGAATAGGTCGAATGAGGACACGGCGCCCCGTAGGGGCACCACAATGACGCGCCGCTGATTGGTGATTGTTTGGTCGGCCAGCCAGCGGCGCAGATTCTGCCGGGACAGCTCAACGTCGAATACGACGATGGTTCCGTCCTGGACCGGGTCGGCGTGGAAGCGGTCGAGGAACGGGGTGCCGTCGGCCAGGCTGCGGATCAGGTTGTCGCGCAGGGTGGTTTTTCCGGCTTTGGCTTGGGCGACGAGCATGACCCGGCCGTGGCGGGGCCACAGCTCGTCGACCAGGTAGCGCACGGGTTCGTCGGGCTCGGCGAGTAGGTCGGGGAGGGCGACGAATTCCGGTGGTGGCAGGCGGGCTGCGTTTTCGGCTCGGAGAGTGGCTTCGGCGGCGCGGCGGGCGCGGAGGCGCACGAGCTCGTTGTCGGTGAGCTGGGCGAGGCGGGCGGCTTCTGCTTCGGCGGTGAGCTGCGTTGCGGGGGTGAGGGCGGAGAGCTGCGAGGTTGTGGGGTAGCGGTACCAGACGTCGGTGAGCTTGTCGTGGGCTTCTTCCCAGGTGACGGGGTAGCGGGCGGCGGGTGGTTGGGCGCAGTCGGACCATCGGGCCCGCATCAGGCTTTCGGCTTCGGCAAGGGTGAGGCCGGGCAGGTTGCGTAGGTGCCCGGCGTAGGAGACGAGGGCGGCGTGACGGGTGCCGTCGGGGATGGGGCCGGTGTGTGGGTTGTGCGGGCCGGTCAGCCCGTCGGGGAGGCTGTCCGGGGCTGCTGGTGTCGCCTCGGTGGGGTTACCGCGGGCGCGTTGGATCATGTCGGCGATGGTGGCGCCGCTGTCGTCGTCGTCCAGCTCGTCGAGGTCGGGTTCGATCAACCACCGGTAGGGTTCGGGCTGGCCGGTGGTTTTCGAGACACGCACGGTGGGCGCGATGAACGCGAACCCGCGGCCGTCGCCGTCGGGGCGTCCGCCCTTGACGTCAACACCGGGGGCGATGTTGTCACGGGAGCCGACGGCGAGAGCGGCGATGAAGTCGTGGGTGCCGCCGCTCGGGGTGGCGGCCTGGCCGTAGCTGGTCGGCCACGCCCCGGCGGCTTTGAGGCCACCCACCGTGGTGTCGCCGCCGTTGCGGGGGTCAACGTCGAGTAGGTCGATGCGGTGGCCCATGACGGCGCACAGCGCCCACCCGGGCCGCCACCGGTTGACCACGTCGAGGGTGGGGGTGCTGGTTTCCCAGCGCCTGGGTAGGTGGAAGCCGGAAACCGATGTGCCTTTACACCAGGGCACACACTCGCCGTCGACGTGGGGTGGGGCGACGAACAGCGGCACCCCGGCGTGGACAAGGCCGCGGGCGATGGTGAGGGCCCGCGCGATGTCGTCGTCGGCGGGGCGGGTGGGGGCGACGAGTGCGGTCATGTGCTGGCCTGCCGTGTCTCGGTCGCCGTGCTGGTCATCGACTCTTTGCTCCGCTTCGGGTCATGCCGGCCCCCGCCCTTTCGATCCGGGGCGGAGGCCGGCGGGTTGAACTGTGCGGGTCAGGCGCCGAGGGCGCCGAGCTGCGCCCGGGCCTCGGGGGTGAGCTGCGCCAGAACCGCCGGGTCCAAGGCGGCCGGCGGCATGGCTGCCGGGACCGCCGCGGGGACGGGGGCGGGGCTGGCCGGTATGGCTGCCGGGACCTGGGCGGGAACCGCCGCGGGGACGGAAGCCGCCAGGGCCGCGGCGGGCTGGGTGGCCGGGGTGGGCGCCGTCAACGCGGTAACGAACCCGGGATTCGCGGCCATCCACTGCTCGGCGAAAGCCACGGCCTGCGCGTCGCCGGTGGCGTCATCCAGCTCGAACGGCGGCTGCTGTCCGGGCTTGCCGGTGCCGATGCTCATCCGGGCCAGGACCAGCTCGCCGAGCTGCCGCTTCAGGGCGCCGACGAGTTTGCCCTGCAACCACAAGACATCGCGGTAGATGACACCGTGGCTGCCGTCGGCGTTGGTCTGGGTGAGCACGGCGACATCGCAGCGGATGCCGTCCTTCTCCCCGAAGCTGGTCTTGATTCCCTGGGCGTGTTCGGTCGGCCGGACGATCAGGAGCTGACCGACGAGGTCTTTCGCGGCGAGAATGTCTCCGCTGCTGCTGGGGGCGTTGAATTGCACTGTCGTGTCCTTTCGATGTGAGCTGCGGCGTCTGCTGCGGCTACTGGTTTGTTGCGTGGCTCCCGGCCACGGTTGGGCCTGGAGCTATCCCGGTCCGGGGCAGCCGGTGGTGTCGGCGGGCCCGCCGGGCCCGCCGGGCCCGCCGGGCCGGTAGAACGGGCACCAGGTGCAGGCGGCCTGGTCCGGGTGGGCGGGGATGTGCCCGATGGGTAGGGCGGCGGCGAGCTGCCGCACGGTGGTGGCACGCCGCAGCGCGTCGTGGGCGATCTGCGGCTGGTAGGGCTCCGACCAGACATGCAGGTCGGAGAGGTACCCCGACCTCGGGTAGAACGCGATCGCGACCTCCCGGACCGGCCGCCCGGCCTGCGCGTGGCCCAGCCCGTACAGGTGGATTTGCGTCCGGTACTGGTTGGAGGGTCCCTGGTTGATGTACTTCTTCAGGGCGGCCGCGCCGACAACCTTGTGGTCGATGACGGTGTGCCGGTCAGCGTCGTACAGGTCGCACGACCCGGACACCCCATGCTGATCCGCGCCGGCCGTGACGCGTTCCTCCACCCAGTACCGGCGCTGCCCGTAGTCGCGGCTGCCGTTGGGCAGCCCCAACACTTCAGCGTTGTACCGGTCGATAGCGATAGCTAGGTTCTCGTGCACAGCCGTGCCCACGAACGCGAACCACGGGTCAGCGGCCCCGTTGACCGGCTCCGCCCCTGCATACCGGTAGGCGAGACGGCGCATACAGTCCACGCCGATCTCCGACGGGCCGACAGCACGCTGACGCGACCGGGGGGCGTTGGCCGACGCCCACCGCACCATGTCGATTAGCTCGGCTTTGATCGGGTGCGCCGTCGGCCCGGCCGGCGCCGCGAACACCCCGGCGCCAGCAGGAAGGGCAGGCTGTTCGGGAACCGCAGCAGGCCGAACACACCCGACATGCAGACCGTGGGCCCACAGGCTCGGGTCCAGCGGCTCACCACAGTTCGCGGCGCACGCAACACGCGACAACTTGACGGCGCGAGTCACGGTCACGCCTTCCTCTCGAAACGGCGAGCCCGGTACGCGGTGAACAGCTCCGGCAACTCCGCCTTGAGCGCGTCCACATCCACCTCATCGCGGGTGACCGTGACCGTGTACTTGACCGCCAGGTCGGGGTGGTCCTGGGCGAAGCGGCGGGCGTTGAACTGGCCGGTGTGCCGCCACGTGAACACCGACCGCCCACCAATGTGCCCCTCGGTGCGCTCGCCCATGACGGACTGGATGCGCTTACGGATCGTCTCCGCAGCCCCACCCCATTTCTTAGCTTCAGCCTCAGCGTGGTTGAGCGCGTCTACCAGCGGGGCCAGTTCATCCAGGTGGATCGGGTTCATCGATTCCTCGCCTTCGGATAGCGATGGGAGCGGACCGCCCATCTGCGGGTCATGACGGGCCCTCGGACGGGAGCTCGGCGTACCTCTCGGCCAGCGCCGGCCGCTGGCCGAGAGGGGCGGGCGGCCGGATCACTGCGGCCAGCTCACGGGCAACCGCAAGTGCGGCGTCCGTGAGTCCGGCGTCCGCCCAGACGCCGTGGCCAAACGCTCCGGGCGCGGCAGCGTCCAGGGCGAGGCTGAGTCGGACATCGCACCCGACGGGGCTGGCTAGCCAGTCGGCCATGGCGGCGAGGATGAGATCGGCGCGTCGACGGGCGACGATGCACCAACGGCAGTCGCGCTCGTGGCAGTTTTCCGTGGCGTGGGGCGAGATGATTTTCAAGATCTCGTCGCGCAGTTCGCTCACCGCCCCGCCTCCTCACGGCCGACGCCGAGCCGTTCCCGCGCGGCCACCAGGCCCACCCGCAACTGCTGGGAGGTGGCGATCGCCTGGTCCCGATCGTCACGGGCCTGCCGCAGGTCGGCGGACAGCCCGCG